GTTGGTGTTTCTACTGCTGGTGTCTCCACTGCTGAGTCTAATGATGCAAAATCTACGAGCGCGTCGCTCATTTGTGAGTCCTTCTTAATTTCTGAGATTCTGAGTCGGGCCACGTCTTAGGTGGCCCCTTAGTCTTATTGCTCTGGTACTGGCTGCTTTAGTGCCTCGGGTATCGCCTTGCCTGCCACTTTGTGGTTCAGGGCAGTCTCGGCTTGCTGCGCAAATAGCGCAGGGGAACTTTGTATTCCCATCTTCGCTAATGCTTGAACTGCTACAGGCCCCGGCATCTTCGATACATCTACGCTGATTGACTCAGACGGTGGTTTGTCCGGTGGTTTATTCTGCGCCATGATCTTCTTTGCCATTGCCACGTGTTCTGTCCAGTGCAGGTGTATGTTCTCATAACCTGCTTGTTGTTGAGGGTTACCGAACTTGAATTTCTGACCTTCTGTACCGTTCATCCATTCAAAGCACTCGTTCGCTTCAACAACGTGATTCTCACTCTCATCCTGTGCAACTGGTATAGTGCTAACAAGTTTTGGCAACGATTGCATCTGTTGCTGAACCTGCTGTACCATTTGTGCAGCCTCCGGTGGAATTGGCATGCCACCTTGCTGCGCCTGTTGCATCTGCCCAGTAATCTTTCCCAAGCCTTCCTGCATCTGGGTCACTTGCGGATTAGGCATTGGACCACCACGTAGCAGCTTCTCAAACTCACATCGCTGCTTAGTGACAGATGACGCACCTGGCACTTTGTAGTTCTTCATGCGTAGAGCACTTGCTGTTTCGGCAAGGCTCGACGGGCTGAATACCCACGCTGCAAAAGGTGTGGCTGGTGCTTGCAAAGCCTTGTCGATCATACCTGTGATCTTTATGGACTTCTGCTCTTCAGTTTCTGGGATGGACGGGTTGCTCTCCGGGTAGCACAATACTTTGCCACCTAGCAAGTTCGCCGTATTCACCGAAACGTTTCCACGTCCCGGCAGGTTCTGGGTAATTTCTTTACCATCGCGACACTCGGCAGCACACTTGACAGCTTGAGCAGCAGCTTGCGCGAACATGTCCTGAATGTTGTTCCATGGACATCCGATGCGCTGCAATGCTTGATCTCGCTGAACAACTGAGCTACCCACCGTTGGTTCCCCTGTGTTGTTACCAAACAAGGACGGTAGTGCACCTGATATTTCCTCAGACAGTGTAGTGATAAACCATTTGATAAAGTCAGGCAACGCAGGCTGATGCTGCGGCGTAGGCTCTACCATGATGTACTGTGTTTCGGCTGTAAGTCCCGGCTGCGGTAAGAAGGGACCGATGCTGCCGGGAACGTTGGGTTCGTTCTTGATGGCATCCATGTCGAACGCCTCGGAGTTCATCCACTTCTTGGGGACGGTTCGTTTGAAAAAGTCGTCCAGCAAGTCTACCCAGTCGTTGATTCTCTTCTGGACAGAGATGAGCGCCGTACCCATCGCTCTGCGGTTCTGGCCTTTACCCGCTGATGGGTGGCCTATGACGATGTGCTCGTCCATCTTCTCATTGCGTGAGAAGGCGTATTCTTTTCCTGCACGCGCCAGTAGCACTCCGTCTGGGAATGCTTCCATCAGTTCCGCTTTTACTTCATCGTTCACTGACACGTCAAGGAACATGCAGGGTCTTAGCCACGAGTACTTCACTGTACAGTGACGGCTAAGTGAGTCGCCAGTTACATATGCGCCAAGGACGGCTTGGCGTACGTTCTCGCGTGCGATCCTGTCTAACTGTGTTGAAGATTCCCCATCACTACCGGGGCTAATCTTCGAGGCGATCCATGGGAACATACCACGGACCAGCGCAACGTCATAGTCCAGCATTAGCTGAACGTATGGCATCTCGGAGAAGTTGTCAACAGAGATGGGAACTTTGTGATCGAGTTTCCCGTGCACTGTGGTGACTTCCATACCGAGTGGTTTCTTTGCGCCATTTCCTACACCGCTCTCAGCTAGCAAACCATCTATTTCCTCACCACCACTTGACTCAGACTCTGTGACTTCTAGGAAGTCTTCCTGTCCTTCTTGTCCTGTTGGTGTGTCATCTGGAGGTGTTTGCTCGTCTTGCGGAACCGTAGGTGTATTTTGGTCCTCTTCGAATCCATACTTCTGTCCGTTCAATTCGTACCGCGTCCACATAAGCGTGCGGTCTTCGTTCCAGAAAATTCTGGCGCATTGGACTAACAGGTCATGCAAATTGTTGTTACGTGCCCAGATATCTTTGAACCTGTCGGCTTCCTCAGCCGCGATCTTATCTGGACCCCATTCAGGGTTTGCTGGGAAGAACTCTACCTGCGGAACTTCGCGAGATAGTGCGGAGACTATGATGTCCCCTTTCGGCCCATACACGTTCGTGTCATAAATGCTGTTGTGGTTCCGCTCATTGGCTTTCTTTCCCTGCCCACCACCGGGGAGTTCCCAGCCACCGCGCTTGCCGCGCATCAAGTGTTGGTATCCACGCTCAAAGTGCAGTGCTTCCCAAGCCTGTTCAACTTCCATGCGGCGTGCGGCCACATCGGCTTTGGTGCAAAGGTCATCTAGCGCCATCAATGAAAGACGAGCGCCATCAGTCAACTCTGCAAAAGGCTCTGGACTATACGGGAACGGGGCATACACTCCGAGAGGACTATTGTTTGGGCTTTCAGGCTGCTCTGCCTTACCAGTACCTTCGGCACTTGTGCCTGTTACTTGTGAAACATCGTCAGCCATGTGTCTCCTCTACCAGTACATTCGTCTACGCTCAAGGCGGGTGTTGGAGCACCCGCCGAGCTAGCCCACGTTACTTAGACGTGAGGTATGTTTTATGCAGTTGCTGCGTTTACTTCTTGTTGAAAGGTTGGTGTGTGGTCCTTTAACATGTTCGGTAAATCCTTTTCGGTAAAATCACCTGTAAGGATTTTGTAGTAAAGTAGGCCATTCTTTACACATGACAAAGCAGCCATAGTAGACCCCTCACCAACTCCGGGTATCTTTTCTGTTTTTCCATCTGATGCTAGGAAAGTTGTAGGTGCAACTGTACTTCCTCCACCGAAATCGTACCAATCAATTCCAGTATCTGGTGAATCTACTTTTTCTGGTGTGCCTTTTGTGTTCATTCTGAGTCTCCTGATTATTTTATTTTACATCTACACTTAGTGCTTCATTGCTGCAAATACAAGGGGGTGTTGGAGCACCCGCCGAGCTAGCCCACGTTACTTAGACGTGAGATGTTGCTAATGGGCGCGGTTGAGTGGTCGGATTGCCACAATCTCATCGGTTAACTGCCGAGTGCTCCCGTATTGAGCTACAACCGTGATTGAGGTGTACTCTTAACCTCACCAGAGCCGTGTGTGATTCACGGATGGTTGCTGACCTCTTAGTGCTTCATTGCTGCAAAGCCTTTGGCCGAAGCCTTCATGTGCTTTGTGTGCTCGCTGTCTCCCGGCTTGGGTTCTTTTTCACCAGCCGTCAGCTTCTGTCCCTCTGGTACTCCCAGTGCACGGTGTAATCCACCTTTGTTCACATTGAAGGAACCATGTGAACCTAAATCCACCTTGTGCTTCTTGTGCCCTACGCCGATTGCCATGGTTGCTTCTCCTTCTTGGTGTTCATCAACTCACCCATGTAGTCTTGCTTCCCTGTGTTCTTCGTGTTCGAAGAAGGCTCAGGTAGCTTTGACTTCGGGCGTCGTCCCATTCCTAGGCTCATGCTGCCCTCATACTTCCTCGTGCGAGTTGCCCACCACTATCTATGCGAGGGTTTTTCTTGCGTGGTGCTGGCGTAGGTGCCTCTCCGCTCATCCAGCTAGGCATCTGCGTAGAGTCTAGCGATGCGGGTGCCACGGGTACTGCTGGTTTCTTCTTTGGTGTACCAAATCCTATTGACATTGTGTATTCCTTTTGCTTTGGGCAAACCTTCTTGCTTCTGTCCAAGGTTTTCCTTTTAGTGTGCTAGAGTGATGCCCACCCGTAAGTGTCTTTGCTATTTTCTCTCTAGTCTCCAAAGTAGGATGCTGCCCTTTACGCTTTCCTTTAGGCGGATTTTCTCCACCATCGGTAAGGTTCCTCAAGCAACCGAGACCTAAATCTTTGCGCCCGTAATACCAGATCAGCGCAATCTCTGTTTCAAACGCATCGTCTTCAGACTGTGATGGGAAAATTACAATGCGATCTAAAACTTTAGGACAATGCACTCTGTGGTTGCGTGTGTCATAAGCCCTGTCGTGGCTTCCTTTTCCTACGTAGTATGGTGTGCCATCTTTTCGTAGCCATATGTATACGTAGAAACCTATTGGTAAATCTTGTACATCAAAACTTCTTGTTCTTATAGACTCTTTCCTGTAAGTCTTCTGGTAGTTGTGGTGATAACACTGCCTACACAGCTTCTTACAGTACAGAGTCCTTTCTGGATGACAATTCGCTTGTTTCACAGTTCCTCCGATTAAGGTCGAGTAGGAGGTGTAATCGGCACCTCCCAACTCTATCTCAGGGAGCAACCCCTGAGTTTCTTTACTTCTTGATGTCTTCCCAAAACCTGCAATAAGCTACTGGGTGTACTTTTATATCCCCGTTGGGTAGTCGAGGACGTTTGCTAAGTTCTTTCATCTTTTCCCCAGTGCAGCCACTTTCTTCTCGATTGAACTTTGAACAGTTGAAGCAGTGCTCAGAACTTCCGGGGTGGTGCGACTGATACCCAGTCTTCGGCTCTTTGATGATGGAGAACGCAAACTTAGCCATTCGCTTTCTCCCGCTTCCGACCTAAGCCTGCGGCCTTCCTTGGCAGGGTTTTGAAGTTCGTGGCTTGTTCCCACTCCTTCAACTTTCCCCTGCCGCCCACTTTGTCTGGGTGGGCCTCCAGAAAATGCTGTTGTGCAATCGACTTGAACGGCATGACGCTCCTTAGACTAAGTTTGGCATCGCGAATCCATCTTCCTCAGACGGTGCGCCTTGCTGTCCTTGATCCTTGTGGCCGAAGCCTTCCTTCTCTTCGTTCTTCTCTTTGCCTGCGGGTGGAACCCCGGCAAGGCTACGTGCCTCGTCGTGTGCTTTGTGAGCGTGCTCGTGTACGTTTGTGTGAACGTGTCCGTCTTTGTGATGCGAGGTGACAGTGTGGCGTCCGGCTTCGTGGTCGTGCGTGACGATAGTCTTGTGGGCCTTGCCGTGCTCTGCTACGACAGGGTGCACTTCCTCACCGGGTTGCTCTTCGCCTTCACCTTCTCCTTCGGCTTTGTGCTCTTCAGCACCTTCTTGCTCACCCGCCTCAAACTCTGGGGATTCCTTAGCTTCATGCTCTGGCGACTCAGAATGCATCCCGTCTTCCGTGTGATTCTCATCGTAATGCTTACCAGCGAAGACGCTGCCAAACTTTTTGCCGCTTTTTGATGTGAACATTGTTACTCCTCTTCGGCAGTGCCGAGTTACTTGCTGCAACCACCTAGTACTTCTTTGAGTTTCTTACACAAAGTTTCGCACGAGGTACTTGTGAACTTTTCCGACTCTCCCATTGAGGAAGGAACCCATCCACGCTTTTGTGATATGGACTGTTTTGATTTGTAATTGACTTCGGTACGGTATGCTTCCTTGCCGTCAATTTCCTCGCAGGTTATATAGATGCTGCTGATTTCTTTCTTAGACATTAGTTGCGCCCTTCGAGGCTAATGCCTCTTCTTCCAATTCCTTTGCGTTCTGTGCGTCGTGCTCCATTACTTCTCTCTGCCACGGCGATAGTGCTGGTGGTGAGTTGAAGTTGGCGAAGCTGGGCTTCTTTGGGTTCTTTGCTGCCGGATCAATGCCAACGCGCCGATTGATATTCAGTTCGTACATACCAACCTTCGCTTGAAGCAGTGCCTTCTCCGAACGCAGATCACCAATCACTGCGTCTTTGTCTTGGCGCAACTGCTGAGCGTCCGCTCTGCACAGCATCAGGTCTTGTTCAAGACGCTGAACTAATGAAGAGTAGAATAGATCGTCCCACAAATCTCTGATTGTTCCTGTCCAACTCATTGCTGAGCCTCCAGAGTAAGATTCACACCGTACACTGCAATATATCGTGGGTCTGACCACATGCAGGCATCGCAGATGAGATGTTCACCGGGGTTCATAAACTTCAACCAACCAACGTAGCATCCAGCACTAAGTATACCGTCGACAGCACCGTCTACTTCTTTTTTGCAACGGTCACACTTAATCATCACTGATCCTGCTTTCCAACCCACACAGGTTGATCTGGTGGTCTGAATGATGATGTCCTGTTCGCAGATTCTGCGTCTAGCTTCATTTTTAAGAAGTGAGCAGCTAATGGGTCGGACTTTTTCAAAGCAATAACTCGTTCGGCTTCTGCTTGTGCAGCAGGCTTCTTTCTAGCTGCAAGGTGACCGTACAACCCATAACGAAAACCATCGTACGCATCATCGCCTTTAGCGTTAACCTTGAGCACATCATCTAGTATTTTTGGGTCTCGCATCAGCGACGGGATCGCAAGAATTATCTCCTTGCAAGTGTCGAGGATTACAAGTTCACCCTTCTTGATGGCGTTGTACATCAGCGATGCGGAACCTATGCGATCTTGCGTTGCTGCTGTAACTGGCGGCAGGCCCACAAGTCTCAAAGCCTTAGAGTATTCGTTCGCAGGTGTCCTGTCATCCATCTGGCGATTGAACTTTTCGTGAGAGAAGTAGATTGCGTTGAGTTTGACAGGGACGCCGTCTGGTCGGTGGCACTTGGCTTTGATGAGGGACGCTAGTTCATCCATCGTCTTGCCACCTGTCACAACCAATTCAGCGAAACACACAGTCTTGAGTCTGTAGTCGTCTCCAACTGAGTTCCTGACCATCGCCTTCGTGAAGAGATAAGTGGCGTTGGCGTGCTGCATTCCCCAGTCTTCTCCCGCCCACACTGGCTGATAGTCCTGCCAAACAATTGCGTCGGGTTCTTCTCTGAGGTTGAGTACGTGGTACTGAGGATCAAAGCAATCGAAGTATTGACCCTCGACCTGACCATCGTACCCGTATAAAACTTTGTCGCGCTTCGCCTTCGGCATGGAAAGCAAACGTGCAATGATGCCGGGATCGCGTGCGAGCAGTTCTGGGTTGTCCATCACTGTCGAGCGCTGATAAGCGTATTCGTCTGGATCGTAAACCTTGTTCCACTCTCCAGAAATCTGCTCCCACCATGAACCATCCACAGGATCACGCTTTACGTTCTCACTGGGATTCCATGGCTCCTTCTGGACGAACAGGGTACGGTAATATTCGTAGTGTGGACCCAAGGGGTTCGTGCATCCTACGATGGCTGGGATGGGCAGGTTTCCTGCTTCATCACGTTCGCAAGCTGCGTTGACGATGTTACGTGAGTAAAGCATCATCCATGCATCCGGCGAGAACTGGCCGCATTCATCAACGATGATTGCTGGGTATGCCTGTCCTAAGTACTGTTCAATATCTCGATCTTTGTTGTTCTGGCAATGGCCGAAGACTACACGCGAGCCATTCTGCAATGTCGCTACGTGTTTCGTCTGGTCATACTCATACAACTCAGGCGGCATGAATGCTTTGAAGTCAGCAATCGCGCCGTTTTCCAACTCTTTGAAGTTTCTACGGAGGACTAGAAGGTTGCAGTTCTTCCACCGCAAGCAATAATGCATCACGAAGAACATCAGCCACCCGCAAGTTTTACCTGAACGGATACCTCCAGTGCTGAGACACTGGCCTGCGACTGGTTGCACGTACTCTTTTGTGCCCAGAGCGCCGCTGCGTGAAACATTCTTTAGCAACTCCATCTGCTTAGGCTGGAACATGAAAACCTTGTTGAAATTCAACGTTCCATCCGCATTGATGTAAGGCTTCTGCACTACTGCATCTACAATCTTTTTACGGGGCACTGAGTTGCCTCTATTTCTTTTCGTTCGTGACTACGCCAATTACCTCTGCATACGACGGTTGTGTAGGTTTGTCTTTTGGCTTGTCTCCATCTTCAACTGCTGGATTGGGAAGTGCCGGGGCTTGTATGAAGTAACCAGTTATGGACTGCTTTTCCATCCTGTCTAAGTCTTGCTCCGACGTTGCTTCTTTGCCCAGTGCTCGGCGCATCACTATCTCGTACGCCTTCACTACCGCCATCATTTCTTTGGCGTCAGTTGTGTCGATCTGTGATATACGAAGGATGTTTCGGAAGGATATTTCATGTTCCGCCATTCCCTTCTTATCACCTTGCTCACGAGGTGTGTTCAGAATCTTGCGCTCTTTGCGCGTGAACTCTATGGTTGGGAGAAGTGGTTTCTTCTTTGCTAAGAACTTCCCAGACTTCCCGTCCTTTATAACCTCATGCAGAGCACCATGCTGGTTTGCCACAGTTAAAGCTGTAGACCCAGACGGAATTTCTGGGTCCGTCTGGGTTGTTTTCGGTTCTTTTGAGTCAGCCATTACGGCTCCTTACAGTTTCTTAAAGGAATTTACCGCACCGTCGAACACATACTCGACTTTGGTCAACAGGTAATTCTTGTACAGGTTCTCAACATACGCTGTGTAAGTCTTTGACTTTTCCTCAGCCAACTTTGAGAGACGCTGTATCTCCATCTGACTTTTTAGAAATTCTAGTTCCAGTTCACGTAGTACTAGTTTTTCTTCGGACTTGATTTCGACTACTGCTGCCTTTTCTTTGGCAACTACTTCACCTTCAATCTTCTTGACCTCAGCCACAACGGCTTCGGCAACACTCTTTACTTCACCTTCAACTTTTTCAACAACTGTTTCAATTGACATTCTGAGTCTCCTGAGGTATTTTCTTGCATTTTCTACTTCTACTGCTTTGTTCTCTACTACCGACAAAATCATAGAATTACAAGCTGTGTGCAACATACCGCGCACACATTTGCCGCAAGACCTATTGGTTTCTTGGCAGCACTCGTGATTGTGGTCTACCACGGCTACTTCGTAGTCCAGAGGTTTATTGCATATTGGACACATCCCACCCTGCTTACATAGTATGAGTCTTCTGTCTTCTTCGGTGTTATTGTACTGACGGTCCCGAATGTGTTCTCTTCTTTGTCGCTTTTCTTCTAAACTTTGTTCTTGCCTTAATTGCCGCGCTTTTGCGTTTTTCTGTACGCGTACTTCAGGTCTTTCTTGCCGTTCCTTGCTACGTGCTTTCTGTTTTTCCCTATAGACCGCATCAGTAGCATATCTATTTACTCTTTGCTTATTCATGTTTCCTCCGATAGTAGGTTGAGCCGAGAGGCTATCGGGCACCCTCGGCTCTACACTGGGTAATTAGTCCAGCGGTTCTTTGTTACCAAACCTGATTAAAAGCTCCTGCATTTGCTATGCGTTTCATTTCTTTTTGAAACACACTATTATGGTTCCTGTTTTCACAGTCTGCGTTAGGCATAGATATGTGTACCATCTCATGTAAAAGATCAGAAGCAATGTGACGCATGTTTGAAGTTGCAGTTTTTCTTATGATAATTTTAGGTGGTCCTTCTTTGTAGAAGTAGGTCACCGCACAAGTACTGCGATGTTTCCCGTCTCTAGTATCGACTTTATCCAGTTTTTGTGCAAAGTACAACCGCACACCTTCCGGTAAATTTCCTGCAAAGAATCTCTGGTTATATAGATTGTACAACTTTGCCAAATAAGAAGATGCACGCATAAACAACTCCACTGCCCACCGCTCTGAGTGGCTTTCGGGCAAGATGAAGTGAGACAAGAAGCTGCGCCGTCTCTGGGCGTATAAACAACAAAACCTCCTTCACTGGGAAGGAGGTTCGACAACACTTAGAAATTTTCCTGTTACCAGCCACCTCTCACGCGCTCGAATCCGGCGCATATGTGGACGTGGGCTTATAAGTTTTTCGGGACAGGTAGCTCCGAAAGCGCAGCGGCACTCTTTGCGGATACGCCGCGTGAGTAGCCATACTGCGTAGTGGCGAGAATTACATAGAACGCTACCACCGTACGTTCCTCTGCGCTGCTTTTATCGTGGATGAGTGTTAACAGCGGAACCTCGTCCGTGAACGCTGAGTTGGCCTTGGCGCAGCATTACGCCATGTGCAAGCTAGTAGAACAGCCGTCATAATGGCTGACGTTTGCAGGGCTGTCACCTGTTGTCTACTCAGTCTTGCGTGCAGATCGAGGGATGATCACTTCCCAAACATCTGCTACTGAGGGCGGGTTGCAGCCGCTACACGAGACGTAGCTTATGCGTCTCTCTCAGTTATGCGCGGTTGGACATTGCCTTACCGCGACTTTCGATGCGCCGCCTCTACGCCTGAATGGCGTGCGTGCAAATCTACACCATGCATCGAATCTCTATTTCTTATCTACAGGAACTTCTGGCTCCTCAACTGTTGGGCCATCCTGCGCGAGACATCCCAGCAGTTCAAAACCGGGAGTTGTAATCATTGTGCCGTGCGATGTGCTGCGGTACAGTGCATCGAGTTTCCTGTGGTCATACGCAGTCTTCACAAAGTCAATCGTGAGGAACAACGCAAAGAACAACAGCACTAGAAGAACTGTCACTACGTTCACACGTTCTTAAACTTATAACCATTTCTCTTTGCAACTTCCAACTCTGCTTGGCACTCTGCTTTCATCTCTTCGGAGACGAACGTGGTGCGTTGGAACTCGGCCTGCGCCTGAGCGTAGGTCATAGTCTTCAACTGCTCTGCACTGAGTAGCAGGAAGTAGTCATCTGAATCAATGTCTGCCATGGATTTCTCAATGAGTGGCGCGGA